AGGATATGCACCAGAGTATGCAAGAACTTACCAAACTTAGTTTTATGTTGATGTTCTTTTAAGATACTGGACATTGCCTATTCTTTCTTAATGGCTGCCTTTATTTTGAGATAATGAGCAAAATATCCGGCAATGAAATACACTATCGGATATAAAATGAGCAAGAATGCTACCAGTCCGTTGTCCAGCCATCTCCAAATACAAGAGAAGATTATTACTGAGGCTATTAGCAATGCTACGTACAGCCATCCAAGTTTTGATATTTTCATAATACTTTTATTTTAGAAAATGTATACTCCTCCATCGTAGAAGTTAAATAACTCTGATTTATTTACAGACCCAGTGATAACTAAGTAATATACATTGTTATCACTATTAGGTACGTTAGTAAACTCTGTAGAAGAACCAACTCTTACATCCCCATCTTCATAAGTCACACTCTTTAATAATCGGGTTCTTGCCTTATTATAAATGGATATCGTAGTTTCTGTACCGGGTGAACGGGGAGAAATACCTACAGTAAAATTAATGGCAACTTTTGATGGAGTTGGGGGTACTACACCAGCACTGGTTACATACTTTAAATACATAACCACTTTTTTGTTAGTATCCATGCCAACTAGGGTCTCACCAATATTATCCTCTGTATCGGATTTAAATGTTATCTCACCAATCTTACCGTTATATTTCTCGTAGAACTCTACTACTGCATTACAATCCTCGAAAGTACCTTTTGTACTGGGTCCTAAATTTACTTCCAAGTCATAAGGGTATGGCTCATCTCTTTTTAACTCCATACCTATGAAACTTGTTGTGTATAAATCCTCCATACTAAATCCATAGAATGGATCTTGGATACTACCTGTTGGGAAGGTATGAGCAACTGATTTAGAAGTTAATACACCATCAAGTAAATTTATCCTATAAATTAAAGTATCACCAAAGTTAACTTTTGTAGTACCACTTATAGTGTTAGTACCATAGTGATCTTTATCTATATTTACCCCTCCTAAGAATGTATCAGTAGCAGTACCGTACTTCCTTAAATAAACTCTGATGTTTAATACCCAGTTATTTTCTGACTTAACTGATATCATAGGAGTTATATTCCCCTCCGCTGATAATCTGCTAGTAATTACATAAGGATCATTACTAAATGGTACATTTACAGTTCTTGTAGTTAACGGATTTTCTGGGTTACCCTGTATTATGGATAATCCCATACCAGAACTATTCTCGAACTGGTATGTAAGAGTTTTTGGCACTGTTTTACTTGTACCATTCTGTGAAGCAAAAAAAGCAGTAAGCATCCTACTTATAGTTTGTCACGTTTACAAATGCTCTAAAGGTTATATTAGTAGTCGACGACGTTTTAGGCACAAAGTGAATAGTATATACCTTTCTACCAGATGTAGCAGTAAATCCATCAACACCATCTGCTTTATATACTATACCTACTTGATCAGCAAACTGTACAGTAACACCATATGGAACGTCTATTACAGCATCACGGAATGGACCATTCTTTACTTGTGCAGTAAGCAAACTTGGAACTTGTACTTTCAGGGTTCCAGATGTCAAATTAGTAGTTAGATTCTCTCCTGGGATAACTGTTCTATTTCCTGATGGGAATGTCGTTAGTACAGCATCATTCGGTTTTACGTATGCCTTAGTAGCAAAATTATTTATACCAGCCAAATCAAGCATACCTGTTTCACTACCATCACTCTCTATGCTAGCTATTATATCACTATCTGATGAATAGTTACCTATCCACTCCATGACATAACTCTGGTCGATCAAGTATGTGTGTATAACAGAACCACCACTGAACAGGAATACAGAGTAATCTGATGAGGATTGATCATTAGCAATGATTGCTATTTTACCGTTTGCCTGTGCAACACGGAATCCTAAATTCAGACCGTCTGAAGTTATTCTAACACCAATTCGGTATAGAAGTCCATTAACTAATTCCTGTAAATTATTAGCTGCAGTTGGATCCCACGTACTTGAGGTATTTTCATCGAATAAAGTTGGTGCTTCTACTAAAACTTTTTCTGCAGCCAGTGATTCTATTTCTGATCCTCCATTACCTATAGTAACTACCTTAGTCCACCCACCAGTAGAAAGAATGTCCTGTATTACGGCATTATCCTGATCGCTACTAGAAGTAAGATGCTGCTTACCGGGCTTCTCGTACAGCGTTACAACAGCATTAGCATACGATCCTATTACGAAAGCCTCAGTAAGATTATTGATGTTGTCATACCAAAGTATAACAAAGTAAGCAATATCTCCGTCATTACCGTTTATGATCCTGAATGGTCCCCAACCTGTACTTTCATCTCGTAACCCGCAAGCAAATGCTAAGGCATTAAGCCAATTCTGGACTGGAGTACTATTCGTATCAAAGTTAGGAAGCTGCCAACTATCAGAACCGTTAACAGCCATTTGAAGATTCTTCCCAAGCTGTGTAAGGATATTTACTAACTTAGATTTCTGTGTATCAGATACTTGTACTGATTCACTACCATCCAAAGTCTTCTCTGTTAGAGAATTTATATCTACGAACTTTGCCATATCTATTGATTGTTTTTAGTATCTCTCCAACCAGCTTTAACTTCTGAAGTACCGAACGTAGCAACTGTGTTATTAAACATAGCTACTACTAAACTGTCTGTCTTTTGGATTACGGTTAAATAAGCCTCGGCTTGTAATGCAGTTACTACATTTGAAGTTGTAGTTCTGAATACTAAAGTTTTTCTTCTTTCTACTCCTGTTTGGTTAATATCGGAAGTTATGAGTGATTCTGAACTCCCTTCAACTCCGGTATAATCTATGTAAAAATTATCACCGGAGCCATCACCCCAGGGTATAGTAACTTTTGCCATACTTTAAGTATTAAATTTGGGGTATAGTAGAGATATCCCACCCTACTATACCAAAACTCCGTATCTTTACGATTTGGGAGTAACCGTGAATGTGGTGTTGGTATCCACCGTAACCTGAACTGCAGAACCATCCTGAGGTACATTGATCTCCGTCGGTGTAACTTCAATAAATGGATCACCAGCAGTCTGATTCAGTGTAGCAGTAGCCTTCTGTCCACCAGCAGCAGTAGCAATAATCTGCTGAGTTCTAGCTTCAATTGTTTCATTTTCTGCTGCAGTCAAAGTAACACTAAAAGTGTACTTTGCTTTAGCACCTGGGTCACCAGTTATTGCAATACCACTTGTTGCAGAAGCTCCGTTTGCAATAAATTTGATTGCAGAAATATCTGCACCGATGATATCTCCAGCACCTTTTGAAAAGGTAATCTTGGTAGTATTGGATTTACCAGTTAATGTTACACTACCACCACCCTTATCAACTGCCGGGCTAGCATTATCAAACTCAATGAACTCTGCAGCTGGTAGATGATTAGCAACAAATTGCTTCTTCTCAGCTACACCGGAACCCTCTACTTCAAAAGTGGCAGTCTGAGCTAAACGGTTACCACGGTTAGCAACTTCTGCCTTTACCTGTAAAGTGGTATTACCAGAACCAGTAGAAGGACTAACAACTACACCGTTCTGTTTTACTTCAGCCATTTTTTTTTATTTGGGTCTAACTCTAAATGTAGTATTCGTCTTTACGGTAGTTTCATCCTCGTAATTATTCATTTCGTTTAGTTCAAGGATGTACTTGGTCAACTCAAGGTACTTGCCTACATTTTCCATGTAATTAAGTATCTTTTTCGTCTCTTCAGGAGTCTCTCTCTTCAATACTACAAAGAATAACAAAGCCTCATCATGTGCTTGAGCAACTTGAGTATCACCAGATGGAGAATATACTTTACCATTGATTACAAACTTATCCTGTGCCCAGTCAAAGTCCCAGTAACCATCTTTGGTTAAATGTCCATTCTCTGCTAATGACCTCTTGGTTACGTATAGCACAATATTGATACCGTCTAATTCACCTGATACGGTTTCTTTTAATGAAGGCCAAGTTCTTATGTAGTTATATTGGATTAAGCCATCCAATAGATACGGTTCATAGTTGTTTCCAGTATCTTCACCGTAAGATAACATCTGGTCAAATCTCTTCAACCAGATTAGAGGTTGCTTCCCTGCATCCACTTCAACAAAGTCATTTACTATGGCTTTGTATCTATCCCATACTCCATTAGTAATCCTTTTCCTTCGTGCCATACCCTACTTCTTTACTGGGAAGCCTGGGTCTGGGCCATCTAATGGACCTGGCCTCCGGTGATTGACTACTTTTGGAACTACTACCTTCTTCACTGTTCTGCAAATAGGTAGATATATGGAAAGTCTTTCAGCAAGCATACACAGGTTTTGTTTGAGTATATCAATAACTCCACCTGGTTGCATTGCTTTTATAACATTGGATGAGGTTTTAGATTCTGAGTCTGTATCGTTGAAGAATTCTACCTCAGTTGGACCTGTTTGTATTCGTTTAACCTCACCTGAACCTCTACTTGATTCAGAAGATTCTGATTCTGAGCTAGAGGTTGAGTTACTGTCTTTAACCGATTCTGCAGTAGCACCAACCATTAAAGATATTTGTACAACCATATAATCATAGGCTGCCAATTCCATAATTAGCTGGTTTTCTAGAGCTTCATAATACAACTCATTATTAAATTCCTCTATGGGAATCTCATGATTTACTAGCGGCTGAATATACAGCTGCCATTTTTCAATGAATTGCTGCTTCTCTTTAAGAGAAACCTTACCGAAGATATCCTCAGGAATATAAGTGTCTATCAGCTCATAGATACTGCCAGGCAACTGGGTATTTACTTGATCACTAACTCCGATTACATTGGTTTTGGAAAGATTCTCTCCACCATAGTTATTTGTTATTGTTACCTTGACAACATAGTCGCCAGGATTTTCATAAAGATGGGAAGCAGTTACCACACCTACATGTGATTCTGTCTTCCCATCACCAAATACCCATGTTACCGTGAAATCATGAGGTAGCTCATCAGCGAATGCCCTGAACCTTGCATTTAGTCCAACTACGGTAGATAAAAAATCCACCGTTTTCATATATTACTCGTCTTCTCCGCTGTTAAACTCATCTAAAATGGCATTTACCAAGTCAAGCTTAGTATCACCATCTTCTGGTTCAATATCTAAAGAGATAGCCAAAGCTTTCAGCTCTTCTCCATTGAACTGATCCTTTATTTTTTCTGGAGCTTCGCCTGCCTCTATAAGACCAATGAACTTATCTTTAAGAGCTTCTGTGTCCACTTCTTTCTTTGAATCAGCTTTCTTCTTAGGATTAACTTCTTCTGTCTTGACTTTAACTTCTTCTGCCTTAGCTTCTATAAGGTAACCATTTGCAATAGCTGCTCGGATTACCCGGGAATTAAACTGATTCTCGGTTATCTCAACAACATCCTTGCGAAGTACCTTAATTTTAGAAGCCTGATCATAGAAGATACTTGCCTTTGGATTAAGTTTTATGTATTTTGCCATAGTTAAATGGATTAAAGGAGGGAGTATATACTCCCTCCTTATATTGTTAAGTGGTTTAATTATTCGATGATGCCTTTCAGGTAATTATCTACATCCATGTAATCAGGGAATCCATTGGTAGAGAATTCCTTAGTTGCATCTATGAGGATAGAAGCATCCTGATACATCTTCGAGAAACCAGTAGTTAACGAAGCATAAATAGCCTCTGTCTGGTTCGATACTATACGTTCAGACTCAAGCATAAGCTGCTTAGCAGTCATCTTAACCATGGCAGCCGATGGATCTACAAGCATTACCTCATTTTCGGGAGTTCCACCGTGAATATAGAAGTCTGCCGAATTTGGAACTGGAGTCTTCAGGTTCAAACGAGCATCGGTAGTACCAGACGAACGTAACTTGAATTCGGGCAAATCAAGCAGATCAAGTGCCTGCTCTTCACCCCCGATAATAGTACGGAACTGACGACCAAGGCGGGATGCACGAATCCATACCCGGAGAAGGTCACGATACTGTATACCCTTCTGAGTATTACCTACACCGATAACTGGAGCCGATTCCGAACCGTCAAGTTTGTTACCCTTTACAAGTACATCCATTGCCAGAGCATCCATTGCATAACCCAGCTGAACACCGAAGTCACGAAGGAAGATAGCCATTACATCCATGGATACATAGCTACGTACCTCATCGGTTACCTTGAATCCCTTACCGATCTTAAAAAGGTTTACCGACTTCTGTCCGAAAGATACAGTACCCAGAGGAATGGTCTCTGCCTCGTTAACTCGTGCAGGATTAGCATCTGACATATTTACCAGAGGCATGATAGCCGTGAGCCCATTGATAGGCTGATCAGATGCAATTATGTTCGGATAGAAAGGTGCCTCACGCATTCCAAGATAGATTGCCTCACGTACAATCTCAGGAACAAGCCAACGCAGCTCAGGATTAGGCATGGAGTAAATATTCTCCATCGTATCAACTTTCGGGTTGAAACCAATGGCCTTGAAATAATCCTCCTGAGTAAGACCGTACTTCTCCTGGAGCATATCACCCAGATGGATATCTACTGGGAGACTCTTGTTGCTTCCCTGACGGAAGCCATCCATGTTCTTTACAATTTCTGGAAGCTCTTTTAAGTACTGCTCCCGAGTATAAGTTTTTTCTGCCATATTTAATAATGTTATTTTCTGTTATTTTACCAGGATTTGAATCAGATCACCAACCTCAGCTACGTTGATAGCTATGAACTTAGTCTCTGCATTTGCATCGGAGGGCTGGAAGTTTGTATACGTTCCGCTTTCATCCAAAGTTCCATCGGTCTTAACATAACCAGTGGTGGTAAGCTCTGCCTTAGCTATACCGTGTATAATTGCAAAGGCTTCTACCATTACAGTTACTTCTACACCAGCTGCATTTGCAGGATATGCAGGATACTTACTGTAGTTAACAGCAATACCGAGATACATATCACCAGCTGCCCCAGTATACGGAGAAATAGTTCCATCGTTATTAAGTTTTACCGGTTGACCCTGAACGATAGTATCGCCACTCTTTACCGGAAATGCTTGATGAAGCTTGTGCGATTCACTTTTGTAAATCACAGCCTGTGGGGTCCGTCCACCCACTTTGTGTAAGTCTGCCATAATTTAACTTGATATTTTAGTTGTTTGTTATTTCTTTTCTCCCCGAAGTTTACGATCTGCCAAAGTTAAAGCTATATCACGAGTAGATTTCGGTGCCTTATTCTTTTCCTCATCATCTTCGGGATTAATAGATGATGCTCGGCCAACATCATGAGAACCGCAATTATTGCAGTGCATGGGGAATTTCTCTTCCAGCTGTGCATCATAAGTCTTACGCAGAGCTTTGAGAGTCTCCAAAGTTGTTCCTTCATTCTCGAGTAAAGCCAGGATATTCTGGTCTACCTTATCCTCACCAGAAACTTTTTTATATGCTGCCACCGTTTCCTCACGATAGGATTTAATGTGGCAATCCCAATTCTCTTTAGCCTCCTTATAAGAATTAAGGTCTTTTTCGAGATTGGTCTTTTCCTCGGTAAGTTTTTCAATTTCCTCATCCTTCGCCTTCACAGCATCAGCGAAGTCCTTGTTCTGCTGTACCAGAGTTTTAATCTGGGTGAGAGCCAGCTCTGTCGAAACTTCCTGACCTTCAGAAAGGGTCAAAAGATTTTCACCAAAGAGGCTCGCAAGCATCTGCTGCAATTCTTTGTCCATGTTTGTTTTATTATTTTGGTTATTATGGTTACCCTTTCCGGCACCCTTTTCATTATTAGATTTACTGGTATTGTACTTTATATCTTTTTCTGAAAGAACCTTGAAGTCGAATAGAGATACCCTCTTTATCGGATCATTAGCCTCGGCTGCTTTCTCTTCGGAAAAAGAATAATACTGACTTCCAGCATAAGCAGGGCTATTTAACCTACCACTCTTAATCAATTGAGCAAATGGATCAGCTCCATGCCATACCAGAGATGTCTCTTTATAAGAGATTATCTTTGTAGCAACCCTACGTATAAGTTCTCCCTTATCTGTATATGTACCAAGTTTAGAATAGAACTCCCATATATCCTCAAATTGGTGGGATGGTTCCCATGCAAACTCTACAGTTACAGAATTAGAATGTATAGAAGGTGGATCCATTTGTATACCACGAGCTATACGTGGATTTGATAATCCATCTATCTTCAGTATACCGTTTATACCAGCAGGTATTACTACTCCAGTCTTTTCATCTTTGTATGCGTCTTGCCATTCAACAGATTTAACTGATCCGATAGCATTAGCCACATCAGTTTCATGATCAAGGTTTACAGACTGACCAACCAGTAATGGCATTGACTCTTTTAATACATCCTCAGGAAATTCAGTTGGGTTATACTTCTTAGCTACTATAGCTGCAGAAAGCATTCTAAACATAGGTTCTATGAAGTCACTATCCTTTGGCTTCAGCATATCTGCAGTTACATTTGGCATGAACTGATTTACATTCAAAGTTCCACCAAACATACCGAACCTTTCTAATGACTTCTTAGGATCATCTCTAAAATTGCTAGTTCCTTTGTAAAAATTTTCAGAAAGAGAGTGAGCGTCTATAACTATATCTGGTACATCTGATACCATCAAGCTATGTGCTGCACTCAACACCATTACATCGGTGTTTTGATGATTTTTTGGCATAATTTATCTCGGTTTACTATCTTGATCACCTCTTCTTGGGTTCGGATTATTTTTATCTCTACCTTTACGATCAGACTTTTCTTTATCGTCTTTTCTATCCTTTTTCTTTTTACCAGTATCTGTATCACCAGTACCAGATGAATCATCTGAATCTACTACTGTACGTGGTTCTGGTTGATCTGGAGCTTCATACCCCATATCACGTGCAAATTGATCCTGACTTATGATACCCTGATTGTAAAGTGTTATATTTACACGAGCCCTATATTCCCTTGCTTGCTGTAACTTAATGTCATCAGAAACTGTTGAAGTTCCAAATTGAATTGTTATTCCCTTGTTATTAAATCCAGCCAGACGCAGTTCTAGAGAATAAAAGAATTCCAATACAAATATTACAAGTGTTTGGATATTCTTTAACTGGGATATCATCTTTGACAGCTGTATACCAGCCCCTCCTTCTGTTCCAGCTTGAGATGCTGATACTCCTATGATAGAACCATTTACCCCCAACCCATTAGCAACAGACTGCTGGTTCATATTCCACGGGAGATTTATGTTCTGCATAGAAGCTGATGTTGACTTCAGGTCGAATTCATGATCATCAATATAACCAACTACAACTCCATCTGACATACCACTAACTATGTTAGTCTTCATCTTACGGAGTGTACTGTTTAGACGACCTTGATAAGCTTTTTCACTTTCACCAGCAGTACGAGGAGGTTTAGCCATCTTTGCCTCTAAGAATCCAACCATACCCATGATCTCCATGATATGTTTGAAATTCTTTCTCATAGTATGCTGACCAGCTATAGAGTCTAATGCAGACATAAATGGAGGTACTCCATACGGTTCATCAGTATCATTGTACATCCCAACATAACAATATGTTTCTGTATTAAGTCTGATGAATGTATCCTTTACTCCATCTACTATCCTTGGATTCCTCTGATATGGATGATATACTCCATTGTTCTCTCTCTTAAACCTTATAGTTTCTGGTTTAATGAATAGTATTGTCTCTAATCCAGTCAACTCTTTGTTTGGTACACCCTCTACTGATATTGCACCACCAACTAAAAGTTGAACAATGAACTTGTTTACCAATCCGTCTATACCAGCTGTATATCTTGACCACTTCTTAGATACCTCTCTAAGATGATTTCTCATCTTAGTTGATTCTTCTGCGGTATTGTTTGGGAAGTCTATAGTATGGCCAGTATTTGACAGCTTGAACATGTCTTGCAGTGCAATACTGACATCTGGGTTTACTTTGTATAAATCCCGAATAATTGGTATTAGTTCTGTTCTGAAGGTTGGAGTAACTAAGTTAGTAATACCATTTAGAGTTGTAATTAACTCAGAATTTCCCACACCATCATCTGGTTGGGAAACTCTTCCTGGACTTATAGAACCCTTTCCTTCATCTTTGTTCTTTGATTCTTTGGGCTTTGACCTTGTGAACCAACTGATAGGATTAAGTTTCATGTTATGTAAATTTGTTTATGTTCTACTGAGGAATAACCACAGTTGATGATGCACTATGACATCTGATGTGATTTGTTATGGCTTTACCGAATATGGAGTCATCGGAATATGTTTCACCCTCTAAGTCAATATCCATAGATGAGGTACTCATTCTATGTTTACCTCGGGCAATAGGTCTTCCTGCACCATCATATATGAAGGTATAAGCCTCTTGAACAAAGAACGGATCTTTAATTACCACATTGTTTTCCCTTATATCCTTTTCAAGATTCTCTACAATTACTGACCTATTCTTTGCGGTTGTTAACCAACCCGGGAACTTCTCTTCTTCTGGACGACTGTGACGTTTCTTCCTTAACAATTTAGTATAGAAGTATAGGTTTGGATAACCTTCATCTTGGAGTATAGTTGTTACAGCCATACCAACATCATTAGTCTCTGGAGCTAGCTTAGCAAAATTATACTTTTCTCCAACATCACCAAGTAAACGAGCATATTTGTTCAAAGGTATTCTACCCTTGTATACTGCAGACTCTTCTCCATCTCTATCCATACAGGTAAATGCAGAGTAGTCAGTACCTCTACCAGTGGCACAGTCTCCACCGATGAAATACTCTTTGTTTGGATCAGGCTCATTGAATTCCTTATACTGACCTTTCAAACGTGTATTGATAATGGGATAGTCAGATAAGCACTCTTCTATAGCCTTAATATCAACTAAATCAAATACTGTATTACCAGATGATAGGAAGTCACCATCAATCTCCTGAGCAGTTCTCTTTGGACCAAGAGCAGTAGACATCTCCTCATACCACTTCTGATCTCTATCAGGGTGCATCTGCCAATAGAGTCTGATGGGATTAAGCGGGTTACCACCAGCTATAGCATCTACCCAAGCACCGTGGAAGAAGTTCCCGACGCCGTAAGGAGTGTTATGAGACACGTAGTCTTCGTTTATGAGATAAGATTCATCGTTTTCAACGCAAATATCATAAATGGTGTCGTAATACTTTCTTACCACTTTCAGTTTAGAAATGTAAATACTTCCTCCACGTTTACCAGATACAATATTTTGAATGTAGGCTCTATCCCGTTTAATCCTAAACTTATCATATACTTCCCATGAGATTTGTTCTAATACTCTTGGGTAGCAACCAAGCTTCTGATAACGGTGTTTTATATAAGCCACCTCCAGTAAGTTATACTTAAATCCAACGGGTTTTACAGTTACTGGATTCTGCTCTAAACTGTTTAGGGAAGTGTGATAAAAGATAGCTGGTATATCGCGTTTAATAATCTCTGATACAGGCAACCAACCTTCTAAGGTATACAGTTTATGTTCGGGAGTACACTTAATTACTTTACCCCATTCATTGTGAACTTCCCAAGTCTTTAGTATACCCTTGTTTACTGAGCCCAGTACCCTTTGCCACTTCCCAGTGTGAGATAACACTTTCAACCCAAGGTGAGAGATATCCATCTTACCAAAAGTTTTCGGACAGATAGAATCAACTCGGAAAGGTCCACCTTGACCTATGATGGAGGTGTCTCCCGTGATACAAGAGTTTACGATTGCAGAACCACCAGTGTTATGGTTTATAAAGTTACAAGTGGGGAGTATATAAGAATGATCTCCATCTACGTGAATATCATAGATATCGGTTATATATTCTCGATTTACAATAAGCTTTGACAAGTATATTTTAGACTTTCTCCTTATGTTACCTATACTTTTCCGACTTAAACTTAAACCTTGTTTATACAATAAATCCCTAATTTCTTGATCACTCTTACCGGGGTTTAAATCAATGGCCTGTAATACTCTTGAATGTAATTCTATGGGATATCCAGAGAGAGATGTGACATAAGCTAAATTGGTTTCGTATGATTTCTTTATGTTTTCTGAATTAGTTACACATCTCAGATTAGTCACCCAATCTTGCAAAGGATTATTGTTGATGTGATCAACTACATATCCATCTGGTATATGACCCACGAAAGTTTTATACACTAACCTGGATACTTTCCAATTTTTGATACCACCCTGAGACTTAGAAAATAGAGTAAGAGTATTGTATCCTCTATGTACTCTCAACTTAACTTTAGTTCTCTCTCCATCGGAGTTAACCCTGTATATTTCACCGAAATTAGTTATCTGATAATCAAACTTACCGAAAGTGAATAACGGCTTGAAGATAACTTTCTTCGGGGGCTTTACTAATGGGGCGGTGTTATTTATGGAACCATACTTAGTATCTATCTGAACTACCTTTAAATCATACCGGATGATATCGGATACCGTCTTCCAACCTTGGGGAGTTAATAATCGGTGTTTAGGAGTACAATCTAATTTTTTACCCCGGCAATCTTCTACCTCCCAAGTTAAAAGTTTACCCTTATACACGGCATCTAAAATTTGTTTCCAAGCTCCAGTATGAGTTAAAGTGTATAACCCCTCTTTTCTTAAATCCCTTATTCCTACCTCTGATGGGGCTAATTCTCCTATGGGTTTCAAGAAAGCCTGTAACCCCTTTTTACTACCCTCTGGATTTTTCCGATGTGGGTTCGTCGTGAGTAATATTTTGTAACTCCCTGATATACAGCTTAATGTGGGGAATGCCGATGCCCAGATGGTTGAAGCCCATCGTACAATTGCTGCCTCATCAATTACCAACAAAGATAGTGATTCAGAACGACCCGCCTGATCAGAAGTCGGAATGGATTCTATCACAGAACCATTTGCAAACTCAATAGTTGATACAGATCCAAATTCCCCAGTTCTACCGTTTATGATTGGTTCCTGTAGATATGATGGTAAGTTCTTATACATGAACTTTATCTTCTTCAGAACCTTCTTTGCTACGGTATCCTTAATAGAGATAATGTTTATCTTCTTATTTGGATGGTACATAGCTAACCACAGACAGTACATGGAGATTAACTCGGTAATACCAGCCTGACGGAACTTTAGGATGATATTAAACCTGTTCTTCATGAATTGATATAGTACAGCTCTCTGAAAAGGGTACAGTGAGAACTTTACCATACCAAGAACGGGGTTAATAACATAACAAAAAGTAGAAAAGAAGAATGGATCCTTCATCACACGGACCAAGGTCTTAAGTTGTTCCGGTGTAATATTTGTATCTCCTTCTAGTAATGTCTTCTTTCTTGCCATATCAAAAACTGTATGAAACTCTTATGTAAGGATCAAGTGATAAATTGTCCCTGAGTTTGGGATAATAGTTGAAATTCAACCCGGCCTCATAATTAAATTTACTGGTATTGTACTTCAAGCCTAAATCCAGATCATGCATGTTATGTACCGGTCTGATGGTATATTGTACGACTGGATCAAACCTTTTTATGAATGACGTTTTCTTATTGGTTAACTTCCCATCCGAATAGTTGTACTGATAACGATCATAATTTACCTGATACTCTTCAGTAAATAGTTTGCAGTCTGTATTGAAGGTAGTGATTGACAGTTTATCTCTACTGGAAAGTATCTGCAGTAGTTTTGGAGCTTGTGGATAGTTAGTTAAGAACAACTCATTGTATTCAACCTTCACTGAATCTTTCTGTATGATGGTAACTACTCTATCAACATACTCTATTCGTTCAATTGGTACTGAATCTATCTGATAGATGAATACCATACTTGGTAATTGTATTTTTGGAAACTCTACCTTTGGAACAAAGGGTTTATTAACCCAAACTGTATCTGGTTGATGGTTGATATTTTCCAAGTCATGCCTTAACTCTGAATTCTGATCCCACATCCAGAATATAGTTAAGGTCATAAGTATGAAGGCTATGGTTAAGATTACATTTTTCATGTGATTGAGATTTTATGAAACCATTAAGGGGGGATTATAGGGGGGATTAAAGAAGTAAGTCTTAATTTAGAAAGAATAAGAATACTACTATAGAACAAAGTATATGTTTATATAGCTTTAGCTATATAAACTTCTATTAGTATTTTAGTATACTAAAATACTAATAGAATTCTCCTTATACGTATGCGTATACGCGATAGGGGGCTTGATTAGAGTATTTTAGCTTTCCTCAAGCAAGCCTTTAACCAAAGTGAATTCTCGTATACAGCTCCTTTTGTCAGGGTATTCCTCCCCTTGTTCAACCAATAGGTTGGATTGTTCTTATCAAAATATACCTTAAATGATTCTGGGAATCCCATGATGACTCTATATTCATCAAGTCCCATTATCCTTCCATGAGGATTAAATTGCCTGGATGAAGGTCTCACAGTCAAAGGGTAACCTCTCTTCCTATTGCGATATACTCCTGGTAGAGTTTTCATCTTATGAGTTCTCATTGGCCATTTGTGATCATTTTTGAATTCAGTTTTCCATAGCTTCCTCACTTGAGCTACAGTAAGAGTTGTCTTAGACTTATCAGCATAATGATACATTGCTAATTTCTTGTCATCAGATTCTCTGTAATTTATGTCTTTTCTTACTTTTTTCTTCAATTGACACAGATTCTTAGGCTTAGTTACTTGAAAAGTGTGATCAAATACTTTTGGATTGATTCCAGAATCCTTACGTACTCCTATCATCACTAATCTTTTCCTACTTTTTTGGGAATTACCAAATACCGTAACGGAATGACAGTGTACTATAAGCTGATAATCAGGCAAATTATTTTCCCATTCACTGATAGGGATGAAATCTAGAAGCTTTGGAAGGTTCTCAAGCATAAATACTGCTGGTTTGAACTTCTTAACACTAGAAAGATACAGATTTAAGGTTGCATCTTCTCTTGGTTTACCCAGGGTTTTCTTCCTTGAATAGGAGAATACAGAGCTATGACCACAGGATGGAGAACCAATGATCATGTCAATTTTGGTAAATTTCACTTCTTCAAGGCTCTTTAAGAATGGAATATCACCAAAATTAAGCTTCCATTGTAGTTCTCCTTTGGAATGGAATACAGCTCTTGGTTCAACATTAGCTACAAGATGATCTTTAAACTCGAAAAGAAGCGCTCCTTGCGCTCCACAGATACCAAGTACATTCATTGAAAATAGATTTGTTTAATATATACCGGATGGTCTTGCTAAAGACTACTATAATATGCAAATTTAATATCAAAACTATATGAAAGTTGGAGATTTACTACTGGTAACTGGCACTGCATTTTTTGAAAAGACCAAAATTGTTGATCGAAATAAGGGGATTTATACCCTAGAAAATGGGATAAAGACAGATAGAACTCTTCATCCACTGAATTCAACATATAAAGTTGAACCTTTTGATGAGGAAAAGTATAAAAATCTCATGGCACAGAGACTTTTAACCAGAAATTTGGAGAAATTGACTCTGATCAACAACAAAGGGATAGAAAATCCAGAGATTGTTAGATATGCAGCTAATAAACTAAGTCGTATACTTGAAAAACTGGAAGAAAAATGATACGTTTCATGATAAGATTCCTTATAACAAATCACTTTATAAGGGTTATAGACAATGGGATTTCAGATGCAGGAGTACTTAGCAAAGCTTGGAAAGGAATAAACAAAGAGTATGAAGGCAATGAATCCTGGGAAAATGGCAAAAAAGAAGCCTTTCAAACATTCATCATCTGCTTTATAGGTCTAATCATCATTTCATACATAGTATGCTAACATCAACACCACCAATTTGGTTCGGATATACACTTATCATCATGTATATCTTAGGGTTTATCTTCTGTATCTTTCTCAGAAGTGTAATAAGTGAAACTCCTTTGAAAAGGTCAAGCACTAAAGTAAGGTATGGAGTTTTATTCCTTATATGGATGATGAGTCCAGCAGTAGTGATGGGATTATTCTTTTTAACTATGAAAGTTATATTCAGACATGGCGATAAGAAGAACTGATATAGAGATAATCCTTCCAGGTGTAACCTACCAAGAAAAGATGGCAATCCCAGTATGGGATGCCTACATAGAAAAGGTAGTTATAGACGGGGATATTCCTTCCCTGATATCCGACAGGTTATGTGGAGGGATAAAGTCTATGATAAATGGCTATCCTCAAAAATTCAGTGGACAGCTTAAAGGTAATATAGAAAACTTACTAAATGAAACAGAGGTTAGTATCTATAAGAAATATGGAATAACTTACTCCAAATTAAGGGTAAAAGAGATGGGTACTATTTATTAATTTCTACAAAACCAGACAAACCATTTGACATTTGGGAACCTTAATCAAAATATTTATATGGCAGTAAAAGTTTATACTCCCGGTCAGTTCTATGCTGCCGGTGGAGTAGTAGAGGAAATGTTTTACCAAGAAGTTGGTAGAACAAAGAAGTATATAAGGAAGAGAGTTGGTTTTGTACGTTCTTTCGAACAAGTAATCAAGAATCTGAATGATGAGGCTTGGAGAGAGTTTCATTATATGAAAGCTAAAGTTAGGGGCGTAGATTATACCTTGGTATATGACCTAGAGAATAAGGAAACCCCATATCTTTTCGTAGAAACCAAGTTCTATTTCAAACAGAAGGCTAAGGTTAAAGAACCAGACCAGAAGTAGTAAATGTAATCACACAAAAATACCCAAGCTTATAAGTATACTACAGGAGATGGATCATCCCTTATATAAATTCGAAGGTAATATAATGTATCGAAATGAATGGATTCCTGCCTTGATACCTGAATTTAATTTCGACTTCTTAGATGGTAATAGGAATACTAAGGCATATGAAAGCTATGAGAGAGGTGATTTGCCTTTAAGGGACATTTACTGGTGGGATAAAGATGATATGAATTCAAGGATAAAGGCATTTGATTATTTGATCAGAGTATATACTGACAAGGTTAATAAATCGGTTATTAAACAGGATTAGTTATGGAAAACATCACGGTTAATAGCTTCAATATCAGAATTGATAGGATATCTAGTTTAGGAGAAGCTTTATGGGTTAGAAAGAATTTTTTAATGAATAATGAAGCACTTAGTTATAAGGGAACCTCTTATGCTAAGGCAGATGTATTTCTATACAATTACGATTACCTATTTAATTCAGTTGGATTAGCTTTAGTACCGAGAGCAAAAAGTGATAACCCAATTTATCATGGTAGTGGGATATATGAATCACGATATGGGTTAAAGGTAGTTAAGTTAGTATCTGAGTTGAGGGGATTGGATTTATTATGTGAAAGATGTAAACCATGGATATTTAATTTACCAGAAGTTGGTTGGGGTGATTTTTGGGTTATACCAATGACAGTAGAAGGATTTATGGGAACTTTGTATTATGGTACTTATAGTAAGGATGAAGTAAGGGAGATATATGAATCCAAAGGGATAGGCCTTATATAGGGAGCCTTAAAAATATCCTGGAAAATTTTGTGAAGAGCCTTTAAATGGGTTCTTCATTTTGTGTAGGGAAAGGGGGGGAGTAGTAATAAACTGTGTTCATGTAATCTGGTAGTATGATCTCCTATCATTGAGGAGAGTCCTTATGCGAGGAGCCCGGGACATCTAGCAGTAAAAATGAAGTTAACTACAGTTTGTGATGTAACTCTTATCGCGAGGTTTCTTTGGGAACTGGCAGTAAAAAGGGCACACGGTGTCCCTATCGCAAAATTAAAATTAATTAAAAAATAGGGGACAAATTATGCCCCCTACTTCTTCAATGAAATTTAATTACTATTTTGTTTTCAATAAATTGATAAGTTATTTTATTTTTTATTTGTTTCTTTTTCAATCCATGAATTAAAATAGTTTCTTTTTCATTTACATATATTTGAAATTCGTATGTTTTTTTATCAAATATATGTTTTATTTTATTTAGTAGTTTCATATCTTTATTTTTCGTTCATTGCAGAAAGGAAATTTTTAATCGTGTCTTTCTTTTCTGTGTTTGCATTTGCGTCTACGATACATTCTACATTAATGTAAACTTGCTTTGCATATTCTTGCCACGCTTTTTTCAATGCTTTTCTTTTCTCTGCATTTTTATTGCTGGCAATAAATTCGGCAATAAAAGCGTCTAATTTTTTGCGTAACTTCATTCGCAAATTCTTTTTCTCTTTGTCCGTTTTACACTCTACAAAGATTTCTTTGCGATAAATTGATTTTCTTTCGCTGGTCGAAAAAATTTCATTACCAATTGCTAAAATTTCATTTGCTTTCATAATAGTAAAAATTAAAGGTTAATATAAAATGCTTTGTCCTTTTCTATATTGCAAATATACTACTGAATTTTTTTTAATGCAAATTTTTAGACATAAATTTTGATTATTTTTTCTTATAATAATATTTATTTAGATCAATTTTAACTATACAAAATAATCGGTTTAGGTTCAGGCAGTAGGTCTGTTTAATGATCCATGATGATAAGTTGGTTTGTTGGTATATGGTCTGATACAATTATGGCCTTAACTGGCACCATGAGGTACAGAATAGTCCAATATTCGGCCTTTAATGTTCATCTTCATTTTCGGCCTTTGTCCCCATATATCTAGAGTATCATATATTTATAAATAACTAAATACTTGTCTTATTAATTACAAAGTTCTATGATATGCCCCTGCTTGCATTGGGATACACCTTTCCTTGCATTCATTCCCCCTATATTATATAATATCTGAGGGCCTGGTTGGGTACCTATATGATACCTTAGCCTATAATATAAAAGGCCTATAAGCCAAGCCACTAAAAGCGAAGTAGGGCCTTAATAATATACTTACCATAAAAGGCCAAATACAAGGCCTTATAAGCTCATAAATAAAAAAGGCCTGAGTTGGCAGGCCTTACAGAAAAGATATTGAAAGCAAATAAAGATGGCCAACTCCATCTATTGCTTATAAGCATTCTTAGTTCTGAAGATAAGTTATATATAATCCTAAATTGCTGTTAACTAATGTTAATACAATCCCCACTTTATTCAGGGTAACTATGGTTATTTAGCTACTTACCTGATTAATGTCATAATCAGCCCCGAAATGATCATCTAACTTATTGATCAGTTTGCCTATTAAATATTAGGGCCTTTTGAAGGCTAGATCTTATCTACCTCCAAACCTTCCGGACCCATATTAAGGATATAACCTACCTGGATCAAATTATTTATTACCGAAGGTACGCACTTCTTAATATGCAACCTAAATTCGGTCTGGCCCATATTCCCTACGAAGTTATTCTTAGGAATATTAATGGCTAATTCAGTTGAATGTGATTTGGAGATAATTTCCAGAGCAGTGGTGAAATCCTTAATATTAAGCATGGCCTTAAATGTTTTATGGTTTATTATTTATCTTTCTTTATACAAATATAGTAATAATATATAATATATGCAAATAATATTTCAAGGCCCTGATAGGGCCATAACCTAATCCCTGAAGGCCATATTAAGGTACCTTAACCTACCTTTTAAGGCCTTAAAAGGTACCCTAAACCAGCCCTAACTGAGCCTTAACTTGAGAATTGGGATCTCCAAAACTCTATTCCTGGCATATCGATTTTAGACACCAGTTCAAAAATCACCTAAAAAGACTCGCATATATATATATATATAGACTCGTTTATTTAAGGCTTAGGATTAAGGCCTATTAAGGTACCTTTGTGTACTTTATGAAGATCTTCATATATCTCAAGTATAGACCATATAGTAGGCTATATGTCTCTTTAGATAAAGAGCCTTAGTTGGTAGCCTAATCCTTAACCTTAAAAGACTTATATATTATATAATATAGACTTGAAAAGGCAAGGGTTTGGGTACCCTAAAATGGCTCTTTAAGGTACCTTAAAATGCCTTTTGGTCCAGTCTAATGCTATTTGGGCCTTAAGTCGTAGTAGCTAATACGTATAGTAACCAAGATAGCTTCTTGGCTCGTATGGTACACAGTTAGTTGGTAGGATAACCTAACTACCCAAAATTTCCCACCCCCTGATTTTATGGCCCTGGCGAAATTTCGAC